AATCTGGCATAGCTTTACCCCTTACATGTCATATTTAACCTCATAGGCCTTTACCAACATAAATTTTCTGTCATTGTCAAGCGGAAGTATCCCTTCAATTTCATAGAGCTTGTCATTGAATTTAATTCTCATGGTTTCGTCAAGATCAGTCCTGCATCTTATTTTCCACTCGACATCGGTTTTTACGTTGGCAGCTCTGGCAGCATAAAAGTTTCTTCCTTTCAGGTACCGGCTTTCCGCCCATAGCGAAACATAATCTTCGTATTCGTCTATGGGAGTAAACGGATCATCCGATTCCACTTTCTTTTGAAACGTTATATAGGCATCGTAAACAGTCCCGACATCTTTCATTGCTGTTCTTTTATCTTTCATACTGCATCACCCTTATTTAATTTGACTGCCTCTTTCAGCTTTAATTCTAGGATTTCTTCACGGAAATTCTCGCGGAAATATTCGATGGCATTGTTGTAATAATACCTGCAATAATCTAGCAGGAGAGTTTTAGGCTTTTCTTCGGTTTCAAAGTCTAATTCCGTCCCGGCGGAATCGTTAAGTTCCGCTTTTCCTCTGTTAATTATGTTTTGTAGGTAAGTGTCCTCATTGTCCCATGTGATTTTCAGATAGTCTTTTAAGTCTTGTAGCATATAATCACCTACTTTTTAGGTTTCTTCTTTTCTACAATTTCCTTCACAAAAGTGCCATGAGAGGTACTGTTAATTTCTTTGTACCTCTCGTTGGTCATTTCTAATGTTTCTCCAGGACTGTGAAGGACTTTTGTGTGTTTGTCTCTATATTTGCTAACTACCTTCACTTTCATTGGTTAGCCTCCTTAGACTTCCGGAACCGTCATACCGCTAATGTCAAATACTAAGAAAGCGTCGTTGTCTAGTGGCTTACCGTTTGCATATTGTTTGGCGATATAGGTTCTTTCGTCCTCTAAAAACTTGTAGCTATCGTCATATTCAACCTTTTGCGTGGAGCCAACACCCATAAAGTAGTCTTTTGCCATACCGGCAATCATCTTGCCTTGTGGTACTGCTACGGACTGTACAAACTCTCCCGGGATTGGTAATACTCCGTATACGTAAGTTCCCTGCGTGGTCAGCACGGTTGTAGACGGGAAAATCTTAGACCAATAGTCTAGCGGATTAACTACTAACAACACGCTAGGTACTGCTCTTTTCCCTCCCTTAGTAAGTGGAGCCATGATCTTCTCGCCAAGCGTTCCGGGTTTAAGATCGTTTAATGCTGTAGCCGTCTTATCAGGATATACTCCCTCAACCACTGCGCCGGAAAGATCTTTTATCATGCCGATTGGCTGTTCTTTTCCTGTGCCTGCTACAATGGCAAGTTCAAGCGCGATTGCAAGAGATTCGTATAAAACTTCTCTTACAAATTTGTCAAGCCATTCCGGGCCTAGGTCCAACATAGCTTTTGCTACCGGCATAAAAGCAGATAATTTAAATAGTTCCGTTTTCTCTTTCTTAAATGCCATTGCAAGCTGTTTCTTAATTGCATCGGTCAAAGGCCCCCACCAAGCGGCTTCGGCATCGTTATTTCTAGTGATCCACTCCGTAACACCCGTGGTATTTTTAAAATCAATCTTAGATAACAGCGGATGGTTGGCTCTTAAGTCCTCGAATACTCTGTCAAATATAGTTGGAGGTACGAGCGTTTCAACGCCTGCAAATCCCTCCGCACCGATTACCTCGTTGTAATACGCTCTCTCTGCTGCCGTTAACGGGTTCATGCCTCTCTTAGCCATTACCGCCTGGTCATTAAGATCCTCGTTTCTGGCATCTTTTGCTTCCTGTAAAACTCTGCTCTCAATCTGCTTGGAAAGTTCGATTTGTGCCTTTACAAATCCTTCGCTGTCATTGCTCTCAATAGCGGTTTTGATTTTGTCCTGAATTTCTTTTTCGTTTAACGCTGTTAAATCTGGGTTTTTCATTATTTTTTCTCTCCTTTTGGCTTTAAATTAAAAAGAGTAGACTTTTTGTCTACTTCGGTTGATATGTTCTTTTTATATTTGTTAAAAAGTGTTTCCTTTACACTGCCCTGCGGGTCTCCTTTTTCTGGTTCATCCATAATCTCGTCGCAAAGTCCAAATGCCAAACATTCTTCGGCTGTTAACCAACTTTCATCCTTTAGCAAGGCTTCCAGTTCTTCATCAGTTCCGACAAATCTGCCTTTATAGCTTGCCTTAACTGCAGTATCAATTTTATCTAAGTCGTTAGCTACCTTTCTAAGTTCGTCGGCATTGCCCGCTGCGTATGTCCATGCGTTATGTATCATCTGCATTGAGTTGGTATACATAATAACTTTTTTGCCTGCGGTTGCTATGATACTCGCGCCACTTCCGGCCAATGAATCAACTATGATATTGATATCTGCATCATGTTGTTTAAAAAGGTTGCAAATTGCGATTGATTCGAACACATCTCCACCAGGAGAATTGATGTGTACATTTACGTCTTTGCCCTTTAGTTCTTTGAGCGCCTGCATGACCCTTTTGGACGATATGCAATCATCTTCTTCATCCCACCAGTAAGCCTGCCTGATTGTGCCATATAAATAAAGCTCTGCTGTTTCGCTATCTGCTTCGTTTTTAACTTCTAGCCTTGTTTCAACTTTAGGTATTTCCATTTCCGCCCTCCTTTCCTTGTCGCTTGCTTTTATTTCTTTCAATTTAATCAGCTCCTTTCAGCATTTCTGCAACTGGTTGATAATTCTTGGTCATAAACCTTATTCTACTCCAATCTGTATTGAGTGGTTCCATTCCTAAAGCTTTCAAGCTATCATCTATACAATAAGCGCCTATCCTTGTTAGCACGTCTAATGCGTTTGCTATATCTTTTAGGTCTATAACTTTAACGTTTCTTGTGTCACATTTTACATATGTTTTCTCTGTGTAGCGTTCCTTGCCATACATTTTTCTGTTTAGCTCATCAGTAATAAATTTAACAAAAGGATTAAGGCAAAATGCAAGGTAATCATTTACTGCATTGCTTGTATCTTGTACATCTCCTTTTAGCAAGCTTGGAGGTATTCTCAATGACATTGCCACAAAATCAAATATATCATTAATAAAATCTCTTATTCCTCTGCCGTTCTCGGCGTCTTTGGAGCTTTTTTCCTTGCTTGGCTCGTTATATTTTAGGCCGTCAGTCAAAGGGATTAGTGCGTCTCCCTCTGATTCAAAGTAATTTTTAAACCTAATATCTAATAATTCTTGTAGGTCTTTCTGTGCTTCTTCTGTTTGCGGGTAGCTTGATGGTATTTCCAATACTCCCTTCCTGCCTTTTCCTCTCTTAAAGCTTCTGCTACTTACTTCAATAAGTTTTGAGTATTCCGCATTAAGCCCGTCTATTATCTTTTTCAGCTCTGGGTTATTCCATTCAAAATATAGTACTTTTGATTCCGTGAATGTATCTTTTAATTTATAGTTTTTGATTACTACATCGGTATATATATTTTCAACGAACGCTAATTCTTTTCTATTAAAGTCATCCGCTATATACAACATGTCTCCTTGCATTACAACGAGGCATTTCCCTTTATATATGATGTTGCTTACTACATCTCTCCAAAATATACTAGCGGGTGTGTTCTGATTAGCTTCTACATTTAGCAAGTAATGATTATTTTTTCTTACTTCTTTGCCTTTTTCATAAGTCAAGAATTCACTTCTTGCTATCGAATTGGCTATTAGATTAATACTAGATTGTAAGGCTAATTCTTTGTAGAATACACTTCCTGCTACACTGCCAATATAACAATCAAGGCTTAGCGTTCCGTCTTTATTAAACAATCCTCTAAACCAGTCTATTAAATTCATGTTCTCACCTCTTTTCTAGTACGTTCTGACTTCTAGCTTTCTAAATGTTCCGGTATATTCTTGTAGGTCTCCATCTTTGGTTAAGGCATGAATAAAAGCGAAAAAGCCATCTGTTTTTCTTGTCAGCGGCTCAATCTTTTTATATGTTGTATTTCCTTTTGGGTCTAACTCTTGATAGGTGTTGTTTATGTACCATCTCATTGTTGGGTTGTCTCCAAAGGCTACTTTTTCATCAGCGAACATAACCTCTATCATTGGTGCTAATTTTGCATGGGTGATAGGTCCGCTTCTGGTTGTATGCAGCGGCAAGCCTCTCTTCTGAAATTCTTCCTCTAACACACTTACCCTGTAATCGTCTGCAACAATATCTAAAATATGATAATCTTTTGCTTTATCTAAAAACCATTGAGATAAATATTCAGGTTTGATAAAATCATCTTTTACAATCGTGATTAATCCCCTGTCAGCCATCTCTCTGACCGGGAATTTTATCTTTCTGCTTTCCATTTCAAGCGCCTTATGGCAGACGAAGGTATGTTCAACCCAATATCTCATCCCGTTATGTTTAAACAGTAAACCAACGCTACAGAAGTCGTTTATTTGTGCATAGTCAATAGCCCCTATACAGGATAATCCTTTTAATTTGTCATATGGTATTAGCTGATTGGTTTTCAGTATCTTTTCCCATGGTACCGCCGCTGTGTAATTGTCCTCGGTTGGGAGGTTCATCCGCTTTGTCATAAAGTCGATGTAGACATGAGGTTGATATTTCATTTTAACAAAGTCTTTGTGCATTTCCTTTTGCAGCTCTGGCAAGTACGGTAATGACGGATTAGCCATAACCCACATATTCGGATTTTCAGCTTCCTCTTTACTGTCGATTTTATATATCAAAGGTAATAGCCCTAAATCTTTAATTTCTCCGGTTAAAACCTTTTCAGCCATTTCCAATTCTTCATCAAGCACTCCGCCCCTAACATATCCATTGGTAGTAATTTTAAATATCCTTGAGTGCTTGCGTTTACCAAATCCACGGGTAAATACGTTTATGGTTGAGTAATCCACATATTCATGCAATTCATCCAGTACAAGGCAGGCCGTTCTTTTACCGTCCTTGGTCTTAGCGTTCGAAGTATTAAATTTTATATAGGATCCGGTTTTTATGTTTCTAATAATCTCTTTCGTTTTATAGAAAAATTTCTTTGACTTAGCCCAGGTCTTTTCTAAAACATTATAAACATCCTCAAACGATGTTTTTGCCTGCTCTTCATTGTTTGCCACAATATCGACATTGTAACCTTTTACTCCGTGATAGTGAGTAGTGAGGTACCATATCAACGGTGATATAAAGCCGTTCTTTCCGTTCCCTCTTCCCATCACTATTAAAAATTCGTCAAAGACGACCATATCTTTTGACTTGTAATAACAATGAATTAATGCCAATATAAAAAGCTCCCAGTTCAGGAGCTTAAAATCAAAATACCTTTCTATTAATTCTACCGCCTTATTTATCTTTTCCGCATTGATAAATACGTCGGCATCGCTTAGTTTAAATTCGATATAATCCATAGCAAGCTTTAATTCTTCCGATGCCGGAATTTTGCCGTTTCTTATATCGTCCATATATTCGTCTATAAATGGATGGTAATCTCTTTTTCTCACTTACACGTTCACCACCTCCCAACCGCATTGTCGCTATTACATTTCTTCGTCGTCATCATCTTCTGTTTCAAACTTGCTGGCTTTTAATCCGAGGGAGTCCAACAATTTCAGCATCTGGTTGTTGACGTTGGTTAGCTCTCTAACGGAATCATTCTTTTTGTATCCCCATTGATTTTCACCATTTTGGTATTTGACTGATACACCTTTATCTTTGATGTCTTTAATCAGACTATTTTTTACGTCCCACATAGCCATGTAATCGTCAATTAAATCTATGTAGTGATTCCCGTATACTTCGTTTCTTTCCAACTGATCAAGCAAATCGTTTTTTACATCATTTCTTTTTGCCACACCGGCACCCCCTTCCACACCTTATATGAATTTTTGAATAAATCTGTTTTGAAAGG